TTTCGAGGTCTTGCTTTAATGATCCCACCGACATAGATATTGAACGCCTCTGGTCGAGAGTTAAAATATCCCAGTCTGGTATCGTTTTTGACAATTCATCTTCAGTGTTTTGTTCTTTTTTTGTTTTTAAGGTTTCGTTTTCCTCTTTGAGCTTCTTTTCGCTCGCCACCAATGCTTCCACGCCCCTTGTGGACTCTGCAAATTTTACTTTGTAGTATTCTGCTCGTTCCTCTGGGTGTAATGGCACATCATTGGTATCTTTTTTGCCACGCATTTCTGCGTACATATCCGTTGGCGGAATGGTTGGGTTTTCACCGTCATTTTTGCCAGTTTGGACATTTTCATTTGGCATACTGTTGTTTTTTGCCGTTCCTCGATTTGTGGTCGCAAGAGTTTGGCTATTAAAATTGTTTAACTTTATTCTTCGTCTTCGTTCTCGTCTTCATCTTCCAGTTCGCCATTGTCATCGGCTTTCAAAATATCTACGAGGTCGGCTTTCTTTGCCTTTGGGTCAATCTCTATATCCCTTTCCTCGCACATCTTTTTTAGCTCTGGCACGGTCATCGCTTCGTATTCGTTGTCTGTATCACCATCGCCATTGTCATCGGCTATCGCTTCGGCTCCCTTGATGTCCAAGCGCTCCAATGTTTCTTTGTTCAAATAGTCACGGCGTGCGACTAAATGAGCTCTTTCTGCAGGGGTCAAAGCTCCTGCGCTTTTCGCTAATAGCTCAGTCATATAATTCTGGTCTTTCAGCGAAAGCTCTACTAATGCTTTTTCGTTCATATTTTTTTAATTATTATTTATAAGCTTTCTGATATATTTTTCGAGCTTTTGCTTATTGCGCTCTGGCTCGTCTATAAAAGCAATTAATGTTCTATAATTTTTTAAGCGACCTTTGACTTCGATGTTGCGTTTCCACTCAAACAAATATGTGAATGGATTTCTGTCTTCGGTTTCTAACCACTCAGTTTCAAGTCTGATAATTTCCGCCTGTAAGAATTTCTTAATGTCTTCCGTTTTGATTTCCTTTTCAAAGATTTTCATCCATAATTCATATTTCGCTTTCTCGTGTGGCTTCAATTCCTTTTCGCTTTTTATGCCTCGTTTTTCAAGGAGGCTTGATATTGCGTTATGCATATTTTATAATCCAGTTTCAAATAGCCTGTACCAAGCTTTTACTCTGCCAACACCGTCACCAGTTATTGGGTTGGCCGAAGCCTTAATGACTAACGGCTGGTTATCCATACCGAGTAATGCGACATCGGTTACTATCGGTTTTATGGTAGTAATTTTGTCAGCTACGCTTCCTGTAATAAAAGGACTGGTTACTGTGGTACTGACTGTCGTGCCTGATCCGTCTGTTTTGTATCTCACGGTTACATTGTGCGCTGTGGCAAAGTCTGCAGTTCCGACATCGTGGATAATTATACCGCCAAGGAATTCGGCAATCACTCCTGCGCCGTATGCTGGTGCTATCTCAATGCCAGTTGTGGCCAAAGCTTTTATCTGTGCATTGGTCAATGCGATTTCTTTAAAATAAACGTCATCCGCTATGGTAAAAAGACAAGATGTTTCATCGCCTTTGTTTTCGTATTTGCATGCGACACCAGATGTGGCATTTTCCTTAATAAAAACGCACCCTTTCGCAAATCCTGTTTCGCCATCGGTCGGGACTGTCTGGCCTGCGCACACCAAGATGTTGCCCTCTGAATCCTCTTGCTCGAGTCTGTTTGTCAGATATGGAGCCAGCGAGGTCAAAAGTCCTGCTTCGGCTGTTGTTCTTAAACCAGAATCAATCGCCTGAATGCGATCTATTTCCTGTCTTGTTTTTGAGTCTAATTGTGATTTTAATAAAAACATATTTTTTTATTTAAAGTATTAAGCGTTTATCATTGCCTCTTGGCCACCCATTGGAATTTCCATCGGCGCTGTTTGCGCTCCGCCACCTGCCATCATTCCGCCCATTTCTTGGCTCCCTGCGCCCATCTGTGCGGACTGTGCTACGATCCTTTCTTCCTCCTCGATAATCTCGTCTATTTCCTCAGGGTTTAGGCTCACAATTTTCAGCGCTCGTTTCTGGATGGCCTTGCGAAGCTTTCCGTTATTCGGGAATTCATTTTTGATGGCCAGTAATGAATTCAGGTCTGATATTTGATTTTGTTCTTTCTGCGCCTTACTCTCAACTATAACTTTGTATCCGCCCTTGTTTTTAATATCTTTCATCGAGATGGTTTTTGGAACATACTTTCCGTTCGGCGCTTTCTTGTGCAGGGTTTCTTTCATGTCGCCCATGTTTGCCAAGGTTATGGCCAGCCATTTCTCAACAAATCTCTGCCAGCTCAAATTGAAGTATGGCGACATTTCGTTTATGCGTTCGTTCGCTTTCCCGACTGCTATTTTTATTTCGCCAAGGGTTTTTTGTGCGCTCGATATTGCGCCTTTTTCTACGTCTGTCGAGGCGGTTTCTTTTTCAGCGATATTTATTAAAAATTGAATATCATTCGGCGTGCTATCTAGGTTTGGAATTTCTACTCTCTGGTAAACTTCATTCGGTTTCCCAGGCAATGGATACCATCCGCCTGCTCTTGGCTCTAGTGCTTCGGGTTCAAACCCCTCGATTGTTGCATCGTAGAAGTTCATGCCGAAATTACGCAATGTTCTGTTTTCAAAAAACTGAGAATACCAAGTATTTACCATTTGGTTTGGTGTCCGTAGAATGTCCGCTATTGAATCTGGATAGCTGTCAGTTACTTCCAAATCATCACCGCACCAGCGTTCGAATGGGTAGAATTCTACGCCTAGCACCTCTTTCAGCGGTTTTGCCATTAAAAGTACTTTGTCATCTGCATAAACGCATAAATACCGAACGTATTCCTTTGCTACGGCATCCCAAATTCTGGTTATGTGGTTGCTTAAATGAACGATTATGTCGCTTCCTGCGATCGTATCTTCAATTTCCTCAACACCGAGGGATGTCATGCGGTCGTTTCTGGCGCTTATTTCGTCGCTATATTTCTCAGTTAAGTTTATGCCCACCGTACTTGTCGGCTGTTCAGATTTTTTGCCTGTTGTTTCATTTCCTGCCAGTTCTTCACGCCAATCCCTTAATTCCTGCTTGCCCTCGTCTTCATATTTGCCGTCTGCGAGGATTTCCTCGATTGAGCGGTATATTCCGCCCTCGATGATGTATCTCGCTGTTTCAAGGTCATACGGCTTCATTTTCGGGTCATGTAGCATGTCGTAGGTGTCTTTTACCTCAGAACAAAAAGCCTTGTCTTTCCAGTTCAATTTCTTCCAGCTTGCACCAAACAATAAAACTTGTCTTTTGTCAACTTTATCAAGAATTCCAAGGCTTATTTTGTTGGCCGTGTCATCCCACTTTTCGTTGACTATAATTTCTCGGTCTAGGTCGCCGTCTTTATCTTCGATGGTTATCTCTGGTTCATCACCTATCCTGCTCATATAGGTCTTCACGGAGCCTTTCAGGAGTGGAACACAAGCGTCTTGGCGCTGGGTCAGCCTATCAATATCAACCTGCAAACGATAAAGTTTATAATTCGTATCCCAGTCAGCATGTTTCCGCATGCGATATTCGTACGCTTTCTTTTTTTCCTCGAGTAATTTTTCTAGCAGGAGTTCCCTGTCTATTTTTATTGCCATATTTTTGAGTCCGTTTTTAATCTTAAATTAATTATAGCATATTCTGGCAGTTTGCACAATAATTAAAATCTTGATTTTATCCCACCTTTCACGCTGGGCATGTTAAACATTCTTTTTACTGGCGTGAACGTCATGCTTAGGCAATCGGCCACGCCGATATCTGATATGTTGTATGGCTCTTTCCCGAGTTCCTCTTTGCTTATAATCTGAATTTTGCCTTTTGTGGTTTTGTATTTAACCGCAAGCAATTGGCTCCACCGATCATCTCGTATGAGCTTGTTTCCGAGCTCCAGCCACAGCTTGCTTTGCCAATAAACGTACGCACGCATATTCAGATACAATTCTCTTTCGTGCTGTAAAATTGATGATGGCAATTTCTCGGCTCCATTAAAACCTACGGTCTTTTTCTTCGTAGTCATCTGCTGGGTAAGCAAGTGATATGTTCCGCTCCCCACCCCTACTCGGTCAATAAACGCATTCTGTACATCGTACGATCGGACTGCCACCTCGCCTGCAAATGTTATCGGGTCTATGCCTGATTTTCCGAATAGCACCTCGGCCACGTTCTCAAACTTGCGGACTATGTTCGATTCGCACTTTCCTGAGTCAGCTGGGTCGCACCCGAGCCTTGGCGCTCCCCATGGCGCTATCTTATCCCTTTCTATTTGTGCCATTTCTACCAGCCTATGGGTAAATAATGGCAGGTATCCCTTTTCGTCATAGTCTTCCACGTCTGGGAATATGTTTGCGTACAAAATATCAAAGTTCGGGTTCTTTCTCACCTCCTCGACAAACGCTTCAGTCAAACGGCCGTCAATCATTCCCTGTTTATAATCTATGTTTATTTTAAAATAACCGACATCGGAAAACGCTCGCTTGAAATGATTGTTATTGAACGGGTTCCCGACTTTCATGTAGAAGTTATCCATGTGGTCGCCCAACATGCGGAAAATCTTTGACTGGGTCGTGTCATTTATCAAGGCGCTCTCATCCTCAATAACGTTGGCGCAACCTTGCCCCATCACCGCCGTTCCGTCTTTGCCTGCTCCGTATGCTCGGACTTCACCGCCGAATTTGTATGTCAGGTGATCTCTTTTTCTGCGCTGGGTCAGGCGCTCTATTCTGATTTCTTTTTCGTTCACCAGCTGGCCACGCAACATCGGGTCGTTTACGCTGAATTGGATTACGTAGTCCATTATAATTTGCGCTTGGTCTTTTGTTCCTGCTACAACCGCCCACGGCTCGTGCTTTGTCGAGGAGCGGACTGATACACCGATTGCTATCGCAATGCTCTTTCCGTATCGAGTATGCGCCATCGTGTGAATACGCTTTATTGTTTCGATGTCTATCGGAGCCTTACGGCCGAGTATGCACTCAATAATTATTTTCTGGCCGTGGGTTATCGTTTCATTTAAAATAATACCCTCTTTGGTTTTGAAGGTATATATTTTAAGTATTTTATCCGTTAACGGAGTTTTGATTTCTGATAATGGTATCTGCATTTTTATTCATCTTTTTTTTGAGCTTCGTTTTCTTTTTTGGCTTCATCCCAGTCCTTGGTCTGGAACGCCTGCGGTTTAATATCACGCAAATTAACTTTCGGATATATGCCTTTGTCATTCAC